CACAGGCAACGACTAACAACATCTACATCGGCACAGGCAAGGTGGACACCGTCGTGACCGACTCGATCAACCGAACAGGCACCTTCAAGCGCGGCCGCTAAATGGCGAATCCGTTCACGCTGATCGTCGCAGGAGTCACAGGCGCAGGCGCCGGCGGCGACCTGCTCACGCTTCCAGCTCCAGCCTCTACGACCGTTCCCTATGTCGATCTCGGTAGCCTGACGGCAACCCTCTCAGGCGACGGAGACGGCGGCTCAATGTCCTTCGATGTCATCGAGCCAAAGACTCCGAGCGGCACGACACCGTGGTGGCGATCAGGTGGGGTCTACGACAATGCGCGCGTGCAGCTCTTCGACAGCCGCTACAGCGCGACCACGCCGATCTTCCTTGGCTTCATTACAGGCATCAATGCGCGGCTGCTAGAGAACGGCGTAGGCACACGATGCACCGTCAGCGTCTCGGATGCCGATGCCTGGCTTCAGAAGACCATCATTCGCAATGGCAAGACTGGGATCAGGGCGACCTCCTTCGTGGACGCGTTCACCCTTGGCACTGGCGATCCAGAAGGCAGCACCGCAACGACCGACCAAGCCATCATCAATGGGTTGCTGGCACGAGTTGCTGCACAGCAGACTGACGCGACCACCTTGCAGCTGCTCAACACCGCCGTGATCAGCGGCAGCAACCGCGCCATCTTCACCGGCACGGCGCAGAACATCGGCAAGCAGACCTTCAAGGCGACCACGCTTGCAAGCGCGATTGAAACCGTTGCCGATGCAGCAGGCGGTATCACTGAGGTGCAGTACCGCTACTGGATCGACAATGACGGCCGCCTCAACTATGGACCCAAGACCGCAGCGCCATCGTTCGCCAACGCTCCTGCCGAGATCGTCACCGACCCTGCCAACATCCAGACTGGTAGTGCGGCAAGCGTCACGCGCCTCTTCGCTCGCGACCTCTCGGTCAACCTGGATCACGGCGACATTGTAAAGGGCATCTTCGTACAGCCTGACTCGGCGTATGCGCGCTACGACAGCAACACCGTCTTCTCCAACGCACCGACCAATGACCCATACTTCCGCACCTACAACGGCACCTACTTCAAGGCGACCGTCACGACCGCTGCTCGCACCGGCACGACCGCCACGATCACGACCTCACCAGCTCACGGCTTCGCCACGGCGCGCAGCGTGACCGTCGCACTCACGAGCGGTCCGACTGGATTCGCTGCTCTGAACGGTACCTTCACGATCACCGCCGTGACCGCCACCACCTTCACCTACACCACTGGCACAAGCGGCACGATCACCTCTGGTGCGGCCGTGGGTACGGCATCCGCGCAGGGAAGCGGCACCAGCCGCACAGGCGCAGGGCAGACGACGCGCAATGGTCCTATTCCTCACGAAGTGTTCAGCGCGCCGAAGGTCGACAAGAAGTCCGACCGTGGCAGTCTGGTCAGCCTGCTCGCTCGTGGCACGATGTTGACACGCGGCAAGCCAGTACGAACGGTCTCTTTCACCATCGGCGGAGGCAACCTCAGCCAGACCTCAAACCCAGACTGGGAGTACGGCTACACGCAGGGCTACGCCGAGACCGCGACCTCAACCTACACGCTGATCAAGGCGTGGCTGCCATCGATGTATGTCAAGGTGACCGCGCCGATGCTCGACCTCTCGTCTACCATCCTCTACATCGCCACCGTGACGCTTCGCTTCGCAGAAGGTGGCGGCACCTACCAGGTGCAGTACGAGATCGAAGCGGACTTCCGTCGGCAGTATCTCAGCGGCCTTCGCGGCTTGATTGGTGGTGAGTAATCGTGGGTAAGTACGGCACAAACCTAGAGGGCTTCGGCGCGTTTGAGGGTGGAGTCAACGCAGACAAGGGCGCGCCGCTCGTCAGCACATCGAGCGACGGCGAGACCGCGCTGCTCTTTGGTCCAGCTGCGCTGCGAGAGATTCAGGCAGGCGTGGCAAACGGTGACTTCTCCATTCCGCCGGATGAGGCAGACGCAACGATCACCGCAGAGAACCCACTGCCGTACTGGACCTTCACGGATGTGAACAGCGCAGGGGCGATTACCTGCTCCATCGTCAATGACGCGACTACGGCATCTACCAATGCGCTGCGCTGGAGCATCGCCGCCTCTACAACTACTGGTAAGAGCGCAACGCTGACTCGATTCGTTCCAGTGGCTGGATCGGCTAACCGAGCCTTTGCGTATCTTCCTGAAATCACATTCAAGGCGAGCGCCACGACAGTGACTTTGAAAACTGAGATTACCCTTCAATACTACAAGGCTGATCAAACCACAACGACAGGAGGATCTGCTACAAACTCCGCCACTTTCTCCACCGCGCTACAAACCAGTAATCTCAATATTGACGACGCTGACATCACAGCCCCAGCAGACGCGGCCTTTGCTCTGATCACCGTCACGATCAGTACCCTTGGAACCACTCCTGCAAGCGTCACGACAAACGACCTGTATGAGGTCAACATCTATGTGGGCGGTCAGATCTTGCTCGTTCCAGATGCTTCAGACCCAGCAACCTATGCGCCAGCAGTAATCAGACAGGAATCTGGAGAACTGAGAATCAGCCCACCAGGCTCCGCAAAAATCTTTGGAAACCTAACGCTGGCCAGTAAAACAGGACACCCTGGCAATCTCACTGCGGCTGGCGACATTACCGCAGCCCTCAACATCGGCTTTGGCGGAGCCATCTACGGAACAACCGCGCTGACTGGACCTAACATTGACCTAGGCGGAACCAACACGCGTGCCTGGACTCACTCAACAACTGCCGCCGATGTTGCGGCTTCACTGGCAGGCACCGTGGCAGGAATCCTTGTCACAAAATCATTGACAGGACAGCCAAGCACAACCGTCAACGGAACAGGTACAACCGACGCATTTGCCGATGCTGTGCGAAACGGTGGGCTGGCACTTGATAACACCAACCAGCGTTTCTATGTCTACTCCAGCGGCGCGTGGCGTTATGCCGCTCTTACAAACCCATCAGACTCACGCTTGAAGGAAGAGATCACCGCGATCAGTGGCGCGCTCGACACGCTGCGGCAGCTTATGCCGGTGGCGTTCAAGTGGAAGGCTGCTCATCTGCACGAGCGCAATGACTCAGTTGCTGACGATGGCAAGCGTCTCGGCTTCATTGCCGATCAGGTCGCCACGACTGACCTAAAGCATTGGGTTGAGGCGATGAATATCAGCGGCGAAGAGGCAGAGATCGCAACTGGCAGCGAAGAGGAAACTCCAATGCTTGCCGTCAACATCCCTCAGAACGAGATGGAGGCGCTCGTGGTGCAGGCGCTGCTCGACATTGACACGCGCCTGAAGGCGCTGGAGGCACGATGACACGCAGCCAGGCGGACCTGATCATTGAGCGGCTAGACGCGCAGAGCGCCAAGATTGATCGGCTTCAGTCCGAGATTGACCAAATGAAAGGCGGCCTTACGGTGCTGAAAGCCATCGGCGCATTCTTGGGAGTCAGCGGAATCGGCGCGCTCTTGGCGTGGATGCAGAGCCGATGAAGTACAAGGTCAAGTCGCAGCTCTACGCCGACGCTGAAGCGCAGGTCAAGGGCGCAGCCAATCAGATCCTTGATGACTGCACCTGGTCATCGGCTGCGGCCGCAGTCTCGTGGGCTTCTGGCTACACCGTGGACTACAGCGCCGCTCAGGGAGTCGCCGCATTCGAGAAGGCGACAGGGCGCAAAGATGTGCAGGGCAAGAACGACGCAGGCGGCTCACTCAAAGAAGCCGCGCAGACGATCGCTGTACTCGGTGGCAAGGCGCGCTACGCGAAGTCGTGGGATGACGCAATGGCAGCAGCCAAGCAGGGCGCTGCTCTTATGGTCTGGGTGCAGCAGCCAGTCGGCTACCCAGATGTGCGCATCTCCAAGTGGCACGATGTCTGGAAGAAGTGGTGGACCAAGAAGGACCCAGCGCACCTGAAGGCTGGCTACGGCCATATGACCTCCGCAGGCTGGGATGCCGTAGACGGCTGGCAGTGGGCGTGTCCGACTCGTGACGAGAAGGTCGCCGCTGAGAAGTACGGCGTGCCGATCACCGAGCCGCAGCTGCGTCAGATCGCCAACAGCAAGGTCAAGGCAAAGAAGGTGAAGGTCGACTACAAGTGCCTGCTCATCGTCACGCACCCAGGGAAGGTCGCCGCTGTGGTAGCACCAGTGAGCAAGCCAGAGCCTGCTCCTACAATCGTCGCACCGGCACCGATCCGTGGCGCTCGGTGAGCAAGCCTGTGCCAAAGGGAAAGAAGCCAATCGTTGATCAGGTGGCTGCGATGACTGCGCTGGCAGGGATCGTGCGTCGAATCAATGCCAGCAAGGGAGATAACACTATGCGTGAACAGATTATCGCCGCGGCGCTTGATGCGCTTCAAGCCGCTCTCACCACCGCCATCGCTGTGTTCTTGGGACTCGGCATCAGTATCTTCGACTTGACTGGCGACGGCGCTAGGGCCATCGCGGCCTCAGCTATCAGCGCCGCTCTGATCGTCATTCAGCGCTGGCTTGATAAAGACAACGCAGCCTACGGTCGCACTCGGAACTAAGTCGTGCCAGTCCGCCTCGCCGCGCCATTCGGCAACTGCTCTGTCTGCGAGATGGTCGCCAGAGTCTGGGAGGTGGAGTCCGCAGACCAGCTGCTCTGCGGAGTCTGCCTACGGATGCTCGTGGCGCTCAGCCTAGAGGACCTATCTCAGCCGTCCTAGGCGGCATCTCCTGGGTGGCACCTCCTCCACCCAGGAGAGTATCCACCCTGCATAAAACATATTCACACCACAAGTTGTGCGCGTGGGGTTGACGGCTGCTTGCCGTTGAGCGTATGCTGCTCCTGCCAGTGAGGAATGAGCCATTCGGCTCTGCTGGTACAGGAGGTCTTTATGAAGAGGAAGCCACA